TCGCTACCACCATTCAAAGTCGTAGCGGTGAATTGGCTGATAACTTAACGCAGAACAATGCGATTCTGCAAAGACTTAACTCAAAAGGCAATGTACGGCCTTTCTCAGGTGGTAATGTAATCCTTAACTAAACGGGGTCACTCTACTGTCGAAGGTAGATGTGAGAACCCTCTCTGATTGACTTGGAACTCCTGCAGAGGACAACAAGGCGGAAGGCGAAAGCCACCGTGAACGACTAAGTGAGAGGGCGTCAGGAACTGACGGAGCGATAGTCTGAACTTGGATATAACTGAGGGTTAAGAAGTCCAAGAACTAGGCAGAAATGACCTAGTGGGTTACTAGAAGTTAGTAACTACTAACAACGGGCGAGGAAATTATGTACAATGACCCATCCACCAACAACGCTAACTCGTATAGCGGATATGAAGTATTGAACATTGCTCCTGATAGCCCAATCTCGGCTGCTCAGTATAAGATTGCTCAGTACGCTGCTGCTGTAACGATGAGCGGTTTGGAAATGCTCCAAAACTCGTCTAAAGAAGCAATCATTGACCTTTTGGATGGTCGTATGCAAGTTTCTGAAGCTCGCCTTTTGAACCGCATTTCGGGTGACCTTTATGGTGACGGTACTGGTAACGGTGGTAAGAACATTGACGGTCTAGCTGCCGCAGTTTCTACTTCCCCCACAACTGGAACTTATGGCGGTATTAACCGTGCAAACTGGTCTTTTTGGCAGAACCAAGTAACTACTGGTTTAACCAGCACCAACACTTTGGCTAAGATGACCGAAGCTGCAATTAAGCAGATTCGTGGAACTGACAAAGCTGACTTGTACATTGCTGGTAACACCACATATCAGTATTTTGTAGGTGCATTGCAAGCAATTCAGCGTATTACTACCGAAGAAAGCGGTGCGGCTGGTTTCGCATCCCTCAAGTTCTACGGTGGCGGTACATCTGCTGATGTAGTACTCGGTGGTGGTATTGGCGCACAAGAAACTGCAACTTACATGTATCTCTTGAACACCAATTACATTTTCTTCCGCCCACACAAAGAGCGTAATTTCGTACCGATTGGTGGTGAGCGTCAAGCCATCAACCAAGACGCAATCGTTAAGCTCTACGGTTGGGCTGGTAACTTAACTACCAGCAACGCTCAGTTGCAAGGTATTTTGACCACCTAATTTGGAAAAAGGAAATAATCATGGCTTATTCAGTTCTGCCCATTTCGGGCGTTGATTTAAACAATACGACCCCAGTTAGCTTTTCTTATACGAATGGCTCTACCGCAGTTGCTATCCCAGCTTTTGGCCCTCTTGGTGCTGAAACCTTTGGTAGCGATGGTAAGCGTTATGTATTTGCACAAGCTGGTGCGGCTATTGGCGCATCTGTAGCAACCTGCTCCATTAATGCTTCTACTTTCGTAGCTTCAGCATCGGGTGGTTCATATATGTCACAAGCTTCTATGGCAAGTGGCGATTTTGGTTGGTTTGCAGCTACTAGCGTTTAAGTTGTTTTTGTAGTAAAAACAAGGGGCTATCCTTCACGGGGTAGCCCTTTTTCTTTAACTGTTGTACTTCTAACCACTTAGGAGATTTTATGATTGATAGCGATACTCAAGATGCAGACTCACGCCTAGCGGTCAAGTTTTATAAACGAGCCGTCAAGCTAGAACACGAAACAAACGAAGCAGGCCGACCCATCTACAAAGACTTTGACTTTGTACGCATTATGGTCGCAGGGGATAACCTAACCGAAATTGACACTTACGCACAGGAAAGCCATAAACAGCGTTTCCCACGCCAATGGTTGCAATATCAGGCTAGTCAGGATTCCTCAAGCGAGATTCACGGTACACCCGTAGAACAATGGCCCTTAATTAGCCAAAGCCAAGCCCAAGAACTACGAGCCATTAAGTTTATGACCGTAGAATCCATCGCTAACGCATCGGATTTACAGCTTCAGCGTATTGGCATGATTGCGGGGATGTCACCCCATGCGTTTAGGGATAAGGCTAAAACCTTCCTAAATCTTGCCGAAGAATCCGCAGAAGCTAGTAAGCGAGCCGAAGAAATTAACCAACTAAAGCAAGAACTTGCCCTAAAAGAGCAAGAAACTGCTAAAATCAAGGCTGAAACTGATGCGAAGCTTGCCCAAATGCAAGAGCAAATGGCAGCGATACTTGCGGCAGTTGGTGAAAAGAAACCCCGAACTCGTAAACCAAAAGTCGTAGAGGAAGTCTAATATGTCATCAACGATGCTCCAGCTTGTCCAACAGACCACAAGCGAACTTAATTTAGCCATTCCCACTTATGTAGCGGGGAACACCAATCAGGATGTGCAACAAGTATTGGCGTTAATGAACCGCACAGGCTATGACTTGGTTAAAGAGTACGATTGGCAAGGTTTGGAGTTGGAGTATCGTTTTTATACCGATGCACAAACTTTTGTAGGCGATACGGTCAGCAACCAAAGCTATAACATTATTGTTACTGGCGATGCGACTGCCTTAAACAACAATTATTCCATTACTGGCACAGGCATTAACCAAGATACCTATGTGGATAGCGTAACCTATAACTCAGGAACAGGGCTTTCAACCATTGTAATGAGCCAGTTGGCTAGTGGCACATATACAGGCGTAACTTTTACTTTTTCGCAAACCAAATACGATTTGCCAACCGACTTTGAAACCATTACGGATAATACCCATTGGGATAAGACAAAGCATTGGCAGATGCTAGGCCCTGAAGATGCCCAACAATGGCAATGGCTAAAGTCGGGTTATATTTCAACAGGCCCAAGGATTCGGTGGCGTATTCTAGGCAATCAGTTTCAAATTTGGCCACCTTATAACACCCAAGAATATTTAGGTTTTGAATACCGTTCTAAAGGTTGGGCTAGAAGTGCAACCAATCAAGTCAAAAACAGCTTTACGGCTGATACCGACACAACCATATTTGACGATACCGTTATGGTTTTAGGTACAAAACTCAAGTATTTTCAAATCAAAGGGTTTGATACTACTGCGTTGCAACAAGACTATTTTCGCTATTTAAATGTAGCCAAAGCCAACGATAAGGGTTCTGCTAATCTGTCGTTTGCACCATATCCAACGAAGGTGCTTATAGGGTATGCAAATATCCCCGATACAGGATACGGCACATAATGGCAGTACCACAGCAACGAAGGGCTATGACTGCATCGTTACCATCCCCAATCGGGGGGTGGAACGCAAGGGATTCGCTTGCCGAAATGAACCAGTTGGATGCGGTTCAAATGGTCAATTTCTTCCCTACACCTACTGATGTAACGCTAAGAAAAGGTTATACCAAGGTTTCTACGGGCATTACTGGCGAGGTTTTGTCCTTGATGAATTACTCAAGTCCTAGTACCACTAAATTATTTGGTTCTACGGCAACGACTATTTGGGATGCAAGCACTTCTACCGCTACGGCAAGCCTAACAGGGAATACTGACGGCAAATGGATTCACGCCATGATTACTACGGCTGGTGGTTCGTTTATGGCGGCTGTCAACAATACCGACCCTATGGTCGTTTATGATGGAACACGGTGGTCACGAAGTGCTACAACCAACACAGCACAAACAATCAGCACAATTACTAGGGGTGGCGCAGGCAATTTAACCGCTACCTTGACAACCGCAAGCCCTCATAATCTCGTTACAGGCAACACGATTACGGTTTCAGGAGCAATTCCTACCGAATTCAACGGCACTTACCGAATAACGGTTACAGGCGCAAGCACTTTTACCTACACAATGGCATCCGCACCAAGCGGAAATGCAACGACTGTAGGCACATACAGTATTAATTACTACATTACAGGGGCAAATTCCAATACTTTTGCCTATGTCAACCTATTCAAAGAGCGTTTGTATTTTGTTCAAGAAAATACCCTTGATTTTTGGTATTTGCCTGTTGATTCCATTAACGGGGCGGTTACTAAATTTCCTTTAGGTGGCATCTTTAAAAAGGGTGGCTACCTACAGGCGATGGGAACATGGACTATTGACGCTGGTTATGGGGTCGATGACTTAGCCGTTTTTGTGACAAGTAATGGAGAAGTCGCTGTTTACAAGGGTTCTGACCCATCCGACCCAAATGATTGGTCTTTAGTGGGTATTTGGAACATTGGACAGACTTTTGCCCGCAAATGCGTCTTTAAATACGGTGGCGATATATTGCTTTTAACCCAAGATGGTCTTGTACCCTTATCGGCAGGCTTGCAATCTACCCGTTTAGACCCCCGTGTCAACATTACCGACAAGATTTTCTATGCGATAAGCCAAGCGGCAGACGCTTATTCAGCAAATTACGGCTGGCAAATGAATTATTTAGCCAAATACAATATGTTGATTGTCAATATTCCTGTTACTGGCGGTCAAGAACAGTATGTTATGCACACCATTACAAAATCGTGGGCTAGATTTACCAATATTGGTGCAAATTGTTGGGAAGTAAGCGGTGAGGATATGTATTTTGGTGGAAATGGGTATGTAGCCCGTTTTTATGACTCATTTTCAGACGATGTAAGCAATATTAACGGGTTTGTACAGCAAGCCTACTCGTATTTTGAGCGTAGAGGGCAACAAAAACGCTTTACCATGGTGCGCCCTATCCTACAGACAGATAACGGCTTACCGACCGTTTTATGCGGTATTTCAACGGATTTTGACACCGTACCCCTAACTAACCAAATATCGTTTAACCCATCAACCCTTGATATTGGGGTTTGGGATATATCTACATGGGATGACACCAACTGGGGCGGAAACCTAGTGGTTACAAAATATTGGCAAGGCGTAACAGGAATTGGGTATGCAGGCTCAATTAGCATGAATGTGGCAAGCCAAGGCATTGAGTTTCATTGGGCATCAACGGATTATGTAATGGAAGCGGGTGGAGTCTTATAGGTGAGAACAGTTACTACTGAAAATCAGCGATATTTGGGGGAATGGCTGGTTCGAGTGCTTAACTTTCCCCTACCTGAAACCACCCGTTGTATTGGTCAGCTAAAAGACGGCAATTTAGTGGCTGTCGCTGGCTATACCAACTTCATGCCAAAGGCGTGTGAAATCCATATTGGTAGCGTTGGTGAGCATTGGGCAAGTAAGGATTTTATATGGGCGGTATTTGATTACCCCTTTAATAAACTAGGACTTAGCGTTATACTAGGGCAAATCTGTGCTGATAACACGGATGCCCTAAAGTTAAACCGACATTTGGGCTTTAAGGTTGTTGCTGAAATACCTGATGCCCACATGGAAGGGGATTTGGTCATTATGGCAATGCGTAAAGAGGAGTGTCGGTTTCTGAACATCCGATGCCCCTTAAACAGAGGAGAATAGTATGGGTGGTGGTGGATTTTTAGGATTAGGGCCTGCGCCAAGCGCACCTGCCGCTCCTGATTACTCGGCTGCGGCTAGAGAAACTGCAGCAGGAAACTTAGATGCCGCACGAGCGGCTACTGCGGCTAACCGTGTTAATCAAGTCACGCCATACGGCAATCTTAACTATTCCATTACAGGGCAAGACCCTTACGGCAATCCTACTTGGACTGCCACGCAGACTTTAAGCCCCGCCCAACAACAACTGCTTGATTATCAAAACCAAACCAGTATTGGATTAGGTCGATTAGCGGGTCAAGGATTAGGTTATGTAGAACAAATGCTACAAAACCCGTTTGATGTAAGTCAATTACCAAGCACAGGATTTAATCCTAGTCAGACTTACCAAGAAGCGTATATGCAACGCCTTGCACCACAGATTGAGCAAGGGCGTGACCGTTTAGCACAACAATTAGCTAACCAAGGTATTGATATTGGCTCTAAGGCGTATGAAAACGCTATGCGTATGCAAGCCCAACGAGAAAATGACCTATTGGCTGCCGCCACAACGCAAGGCTTTGGTGTGGGTCAACAAGCTCGTCAATCTGCCTTGCAAGAACAAGCCTATTTGCGTAATGAGCCATTAAATACCTTATCTGCGGTTCGTACAGGCGCACAAGTGCAAGGCCCACAATTTGTTAATTCTGCTCAACAAGCTACAACTGCTGGCCCTGATTTATTAGGTGCTGCTGGTATGCAATACAACGCTGCGATGGGTGACTTTAACGCTAGACAAGCCGCACAAGCTAATTTAAATCAAGGTTTATTTAGTTTAGGTGGTGCTGCATTAATGTGCGACCCACGAACCAAAGAAAATGTTAAACCAGTTGGTGTATTAGAAAACGGCTTGACCTTATATAGTTTTGAATACAAAGACGAGTTTAAAGACCACGAATATGCTGGTCATGGCGTTCATGTTGGCGTTATGGCTGACGAAGTAGAACAAGTTTACCCATTTGCAGTACGAACTCTAGATGACGGCTATAAGGTCGTAGATTACGGATTAATACCATGAACGCTTACAACCCATACATTATGCAAATGCCACAAACCCAAGATTTAGGTGGGTTATCACCATATATGCAAAACATTGCCCAACAGCAAGCCAATCAAAATATGGCTATTCAACAAGGGCAAGGATTGACCCAACAAGCGGGGCAAACAACTCAAGGTGGCATGAATCCTTTGATGATGGCAATGATGCTAAGAAAAGGTCAAAAATCAGACCCTTATGCTAATGCCCAATCCGCTATGAATCAATATGGAGCAAGTAATGTATATGGTTATGGCGGTCAAGGTGTTGTACCAACAATGACTTCAGGCATGGATTAATTATGGCTAACGGACAATTACCGATGATTAATGTTGGTGGTAATTTGCCACCCGAAATACTGCAACAACAGCAGGCTTTAAACCGCCAACAGCAAATGGCTCAGTTGCTTATGCAACAAGGCCAACAAATGCCGTCAGGTCAAATGGTAAGCGGTAGATATGTTGCGCCTAGCTTTTTTCAATATGCTGCCCCATTATTTCAAACCTACATGGGTTCACGCCTTGCTGAAAAAGGCGATAAGGCTAGTGCAGATTTAGCTAAAGCATTACGCCAACAATATGCAAACGAAGCCCAACAATACCAAACTTTGTTGCGTGGTAAAGAAACTGTATTTGAACAGGCTGGCCCAACCCAAACTGGCGGCAATATACCTAGTCAAACATATCGTACTGGGGCTGACCCACAAGCAGCTTATTTATTTGGTTCTACAGCCTATAACCCTGCATTACAGCAAGTTGCATTGAAAAAACTTACTGAAGGGCCAAAATGGGAAAAAGCATCCATTCCAAATCCTGACGGAAGCGAAAGACAAGGTTGGGTTAATGTTAATTCTGATAATCCTTTGTCAACATTTGTTGAGGGTGGAACTAAACCTGCATTTAGTTCATTAGAAGGTGCAAGATTCCAATATGATACTGGAATGGCTTTGCCTTCAAGCGGAACAAGACCGCAAGCAAACCAGCCTGTAAGCCCTTATGGTGGCAATGTTCAATTTACGCCTAATCAAGCTGTAAGCACACCTACAGGTCAAGCTCTTGGCACACCTATGGGTCAACCTACTGTTGGCAATCAACCCACTATGACACAAGCATCTTATACGGGTGG